TCGCAATGGAGGTCATCTAGCTATGACTTCAATGGCACCCTTTCTCCCGAAAATATCGAAGAAGCCTTCGACGACATCCTCGAACTCGACCTCAACAGATCGACCGACGGTCAGTCTTCCCCCAGACCTACGGTCATCTTTGCAGGGCGTAACATCTACCGGATGCACAAGGCAGCCGCAAGAGACAAGCAGCAAATCCAACTTAGTGATAGTGGGACGGGTCGGAAACTTGTCAATCTGGGGATCTCCGGAACGACGCACAACGGCCTCCCTCTTCTCTTTGATGAGAAGCTCGCGGCGAATGACGCCTACTTCGTGAACGAGGAGTACCTCACGCTGCACATTCTGCGCGGCGCGAATATGCGTATCAAGAAACTGTCGTCTCCGTGGAACATGGATGCGACAGGTCGCCGCGTCGTGTGGGAGGGCCAATTGTGTTCTTGGCGCCAGTACCGTACGCACGCATACCTCACCAACTCTTAGCGTGTGAGTCACACAATGGGCATCAGCGGGATTCTCAACGGTTCTAGATTGGCGTACGTCGTCGTGAAGCAAGAAGGTGCAGTGAAGCGTGAGAAGCATTACTGGACCAAAGATGGAATCAAGAAGAAACTGGTCGATGAGGATGCTGGTTATCTCGTGTATTTTCCTCGTGGCCACGCTATTCGCGTTCGATCTCTTGCGCAGCTACGTCACTATCGTCTACACAAGGAGCCGCAGATTATCCAACTGGACGGCCTGAACGACCCCAACTCGCCGATTGGCAAGATGTTCATGTCGCAAGACCAGCATCTCCGAGCGGCGAGTTATCGACAGCTTGAACAGATGGTTATCGATCTCGCTCAGGCGCGCGGCAAGATCGAGGTTCAGGACTTCAAACCGCGCGACCCTGACGAAGACGATGAAGCTGCTTAGGAGGGTTGAATGTACCAAGACCGTAAGGGAATGATGCAGGGTGTGAATATGTACTGCCCTGCTATGCAGTACTCGGCGAGCCTTGCGATGAACGAATGCAACACGTTCTCGCTTGGCAAGCCTGCTGCTGCGAGCGCGACGGCAATTGCGACGGCTCTGGCGACGAACGTTGCGGGCACGGCATGGCTGGCGACTCCGTGGGTGGCTGACAGCCCGTTCGGTCGGCAGATTGTCTGCACGCCTTCAGGTTCGGTCACGGCCACTGTGGTTGTGATTGGTGAAGACTATCTCGGCCAGCCCATGCAAGAGTCGTTCTCTTGGGCGGCTGTTGGTACGGCTGCGGCAGGCAAGAAAGCATTCTATCGCGTACTTGGAATGAAGACGACTGTGACCGGCGGCGGTGTGACAGTAAACATCGGAACGTCAGGTCAGAAGCTTGGACTGCCATTCAAGGGTTCTATCGAGTGGGCCAAGGAAGGCAATCCGCCTGCGCTGATCGATCCGGCCACGCTCTTTAGCGCTTGGACGGCTCCTGATCTCACCGATCCGGCTACTGGCACGTCAGGCGATCCTCGCGGGCTGTACACATGCACCGCAGCCCCTGACGGCGCTAAAGAATTTATCATTGGCTTGAGAGTGGACTCCTCTCTCAATACCAACAACAACGGTGGGCTTCACGGCATTAGGCAATACAGCGCTTAGTGTGAATCACACGCGAGGTCTACCATGTCCAAGACTGTTCGAGAGATTGTCACGGACGCTCAAGAACTCCTTGGAGACGTTCCGGGTGCAGGAGTACAAACATACGCGGACGATCGTATGTTTCGCGACTGCATCCGGGCGTTTAATATCTTCCACAAGAAATATCCATGGGAACAGTTTACATCGTGGACCAAGGTTGCGCTCGATGGCACAACTGGCAAGCCCGTGGACGACATCTTTCAATACCTCAAGGACTTCGAGGATATCTTCGCGGTATTCCCTGAGCAATCAAACTTCGAGATTCCGGTCTTAGACCGACGACGCAATCCTGATACGCTCACCGGCTCGCAGGCTCTGTTCTGGACCGCTTTACCGACAATCGATCCTGATTATCAGTACAAGCGGATTCAGCTTATCCCTGCGACTGCGACAAGTTCGGTAGTCATATGCTGGAGGCACTATCCAAGGCCGTTCGATGTTAATGGCAAGCAATCGCCATGGGACTGGAACGACGTTATGGACTTGGATGGTGATCTACTCGTTCATGCCTGTGCATGGATGACTCTCTCGCACGATGATCTGAACGCGTCAGCTACTCAGGACCAGCAATCACTTACAGATGACAGATTTCAAGAGATCACGATCAATCTGTCACGTAGGAAACTTACCCCGAGTCGCTCGGGTGCAGGGGTTCCGAACCAGTGGTATCCGACGAATCCGTATTGACGTGTGAGTCACACGGAGCGGACAAGTGGTTGCTGCGTTTAAAAAGCGTAAGGGTGCGCGTCTAGCTCCCAAGCTTGAGAGCACTACGTTGCACGGATTCGGTGGTGGCTGGAACACCATCGATGACGACTTATCAATGCCGCCCAAGTTTCAGGTCGAGCTAGTGAATTTCAACCGCACGTCGTCTGGTGCTCAGGCAGTGCGGTTTGGGCAGAAGTTCTTCACCGACATCAAAGACGTAAACGACTCCCCGATAATTGACGGATATTATTTTAACGGGCGGAATGTAATTGTTTGCGCGAATGGTATCATTGTGACCATTGCCAGCGATGGCACGAAGACAATCATATGGTCAGACACTATTGCTGGTGCGCTCCCCGGCCATCCCACAGGATGGACTGCTGGTGTCACGCATGTCTGCTTTGTTCCATTCAAGGACACGCTTGTTATCCATGACGGCAAAGACAAGCCGATCAGTATATCGTCAGCATTCGCAGTTACGTATTTGCAGGACCTCGCGACAGGATCGAACGTCAATGTCCCGATTGGCCGCTATGGCTGCGTTGCTGCTAATTATCATTGTGTGTCAGGTATCCCGAATTCTCCAACAAATATCTACATTAGCTCGAAGGGCACGTCAGGCGTGTTCCCCGGTGATCCTGCGCCAAACGATGCGATCTCAATCGATGTTGGTGCCTATGCTCCAGAAGGTGCGGCGAGCATTCGTGGCATCGCAGGGTTTCGTACGTACTTGCTGGTCTTTCTGCAAAACATTACCCTACAAGTTAAACTGGGAGACTACTCTGACACTGGCATACATACACCTAAGTTTCCTGATACTCTTCCTCAGTTTGGTCTTTTGGGTAATCGTTGTATTGTCACTGTGGAAAATGATTTGATGTTCTGCGGGCTGAGCGGGCTAGCCAGCGCGAAGCGGAATCTCTCCTCGCCTGACACAATGATGAGTGATTATCTGTCTACGCAAGTATCGTCTGCGTATCGGCAGAAGGTCGGGGAGTTAACTGATAATCAGCAACTTGATGTGGCATTTGCTGTATATGATCGATTACAGAACAACTTCATATTGTTTCTGCTCGGAGGCATTGGCCTTGTTTACACATTTAACCCGCGCCTTAAGATGCATGCGTGGTCTTCGTTTGAAAGCATGGATTGGACCGCAGGTTGGACAAGCGTACTTGGCAGGGTATTTTATGCCAAAGGCACGCGTATATACCTGTCAGGTAACAACACCTTCGGGGGAGAGCAATATTACGCTGACCGTATACTGGACCGGGATTATACTTATGCACCGTCGCTCCCGACGCTTACGGCAGGTGATCTGGTTTATGATAACGACACAGGGGAAGTCTGGACATGCCTGACGACACACGCAGGGTCGAGCTATGCGACTTTCGCTCTGGAACGGGAAATCAACCCGTCGATGTGGGAACAGTATCAAGGGGAAGCTATCCCGATAGCGATGGAACTCCCTTGGATCGACGGAAAAGATCCCACGAAGCTGAAGCAACTCCGGTACGTCAGCATAGCAACAAAAGGCGACGCTGAGTTTACATTCGATGTGTACGTGGACAATCTATATAAGGATGTCAACGGCGATGTTGTACATGACCCGTGTCTATCTATGGTATTCATCGGTAATGACGCTTATGGCTATGGATTCGATGATGGCGGCTATGGCATGGGTCGAAGATCGCGCGATCCAAGGCTCTATGGCTTCCCTGTTAAGTTCAAGAGCGTCAAGTTCCGAATGTGGGGAAATGTAAACAAGAAGCTTGAGTTAGTGAACCTGAGCTTCTTGTACGCACGCGGC